AAGAAGACTGCCACCAGCACCTATTAATGCTACTGTTGTCCAAGTCATATTATTCCCCTTTAATTTCCAGCGTTTTCAATTTATTAGAAGAATCAAACAACGCAAGTTCATCTGGTTCAATCAATTCTTTTTCCAATTTGTCCAAGTCGGTTTCCGCACTGTTGTGAAACGTTATCCCAATTGCATCAGTAACCGCCAACGTCACCCGCTTTGTGCCGGGCTTACTCTGCACAATGTCCCCAGCGTACAAGTGCTTCATGCCGCCCTCTGTCCACGCAATTATTTCACCTTTGGCGCATAAAAAGAAGTGATCTTTCTTGTGTACCTTGCCAACAATCAATGTGCCTGCTGGTCGGGTTAACTTTCTTGCATACATCCCTGCATGGAAATAATGTTCTGTCTGCATGGCATCAGCCGCCAATTGCAAATCTGCTCTTGGCATTTGCGACATTTCCATTTGCAGTCTTTCGATCTGCTCACGGCTTGGCACATTATTTAAAATCAGGTCGTTCATTGGTTGTAATATGGCACTTTGTAAGCCACACCATTGACGGTCACATTCATAAAGCCAACAGGGTTAGCAGGCAATGTTGCCGATCCCGCAGTCGCTGTACTGGCGCTGGTGAAGTTCAACAAGTTAATGAAAAACTGTTGCCATGCCCGTGTTGGCCTTTTGGTCTGCCCATCCAAAAACTCTGATTGCGGATATGGCTGGCTTTGTGGTGTTGGCAACATTAGTTTTCCCCTACGCTAGATTTCAAGTTTGCAGAGATGATGACCGCCTTTACAGGGTCAGAAATTGAAACTTCAAACACACGATCCCTCGCTGTGCCCAACCGCCGCCAAATCGCACGGTTTGCATATTTACCAATCAGACCAATAGTAGTCCAATGTTCGTTTGACCAAGTAGAACCGCCGTTGTCCGACCACCGCAACATGGCTTGGGGGTTTTCACCTTGTCCTGTGGGCAAACCAACGCCAGGCTGAAATTGAATCTGCAATTCATCAAAGTATTCCCGCTGGAAATCTGCCACCAGATGCGGTGCGCGGCGCAAGCGCCTAACGTGCTGACCATCATCTGTGTAATTCAACTTGTCAAGTTTGTAAATCTTACCGTTGGCGTAATCCCCAACCATTACCAAACCTTGAAATTCCGCGCAGCAATTGCCCCGCGCACGTTCATATTGACCTAAGTTGTTTGTGTACAACCACTTATGCCACATACCTGACGCAATGTCATAAGCCCATGTCAGGTTAATTGATGGGAAGCTGATAACGTAAACTTCGTGACCCTCCAATTGGTAAGTCCATGCAACAGCATTGCTAACCACTTGGTTTGTCAAAGAGTTTTCAACTGCATGGGTGGAAATCCTTGTGGGTACATAGCCATTCATTTGCACAATTTGGGCTTGACCCCTAATGTTTCGGCTTAAATATGCAAAGGAATTGCCAAGCCGCGCAACGCTAAATGCGGCTGCAATGCCGTGCTGGGTGGATGTGCCGGGGATTCGCTGGAATGGAAAAGGGCTTGTGCCTGCATCAATCCACACCTCACTAGAAACCTCACCCAGCAAATAAACTTCACGGTGGTCAACAATTAAGGAAACCAAGTCATCAGGCGCACCGTCTTTGCTGCCAAAACTCAACGCTGGTGAAATAGGCGACAAAGCCGCAGATGCACCAAACTGCTGGGTATCAGGGCGGTTGTATACAAAGTAGTTGTCCACAATGTCAACAGAAGTGGCGCTGGTGAATGCCCCGTCAGTGCTAGGCAAAACCGACCAATTCAGGCCATACAGCGTCCTAGAAGTGACTGTTTGGGAATTGTTGACTGTGTATGTTCCAGCGCCCCCTGTGCCTGTTCCAAGCGCTGTAATGATGGTTTGTGCGGTAACTGTTGACCCTTGGATGGTTTGACCAACAGTTAATGTTCCGCTAGTTACCGCAGACACTGTTAGGGTTGTCCCTGATATTGCCCCAGTAACAACCGCACCCACTGTAGCGCTGTTCATTTGTGTGGATGCTACTGATTGGCTTTGATTAATAGTGTAAGTACCAATACCGCCAGTTCCAGTACCCAAAGCAGTGATGACGGTGGCTTGGCTTACGTTTACGCCAAACAACGCCTGATTGATGGCAATTGTTCCATTGGTGATTGCGGTGACCGTCAAGGTTGTTCCACTGATTGATCCTGTAAAAACCGCCGCAGATGGGCTAGAAATGCGCCATGTGTAGCGATTCTGACCGTCCACAATGTAAACGTTCACGCCGTTGTCAGTAATGCCAACAATGCCTGTAGAAGTGTTTAATTGGCCCACCATTGTGGTGGTGTAGGTGGAAGTCAAAGCATAGACATATGGGCCACAGACTGCCACCAAAATGTCGCCACCAGACAGGGTACGCATTCCCCTGATTTCCTCTTGATTTTCAAACAAGACCAATGAAGTCAGCCCCGGCGTTGGATAAAGCGCCACCACCCCGCGTTCACCTTGCTGTTTCAGTGGGTCAATCTCAGGAACAAAATTGATGCACTCTTGGGCATCTTGGTAAATGCTGGGCGCTTCGTAAGATGGGCCAACAAAGCCAAAGTCTGCCATTATCTAAAGCCCCCGTCCATGATAAAGCCAGCGTCTTTAGCCCGTCCAACCATCAAGGCATCAGGATAACGGGACACTTGTGCTGGGCGCATATTGGTGCGTTTGATCGTAGCTTTTGCTTGACCAGCAAAGGCGTTAATCATCTGAATCTGGGTGGCTGAAGCCTTGCCATACATAGGCATCATGCGTTCAGCCAAGCACCACCGCAACGCCATGTTGTAGCCCTGTGGCAGCGCAATTGTGTCGTACAACGAACCAAACGTGCGGAAAATCGTGCTGGCAAACAAGTGAAGTTCACCAGATGACGGGTTAGGAAAGACATACAACGTTCCCAAATTTTCGCTAGGTTGGTAGTAAATCATCTTTGCCCACGGGCCGTTCAATTGTTTGATGCCCAAGGATTGGTATTCTTCCAAACTCAGGATTGCCACGGGGTAATCCAAATAACCACCAGCTATATTTGAGCCGCCTTGCTGCGTAGCCACGCGAACAAACGCTGATTCAATGGTCAAGGGGCGTTCATAGTAGGCAGTGATTGTTGTGCTTGCCACGGTCTGGGAGATGCTGACAGTGTATGTGCCGCCCTCATTGACGTTACCACCAGCGCCAGTGCCAAAACCCACAATGGTTGTGCCTGCGGCAATGCCTGCGCCAGTGATGGTCATGCCCATTGTGATAGCGCCAGAAATTACGCCATCCACAGGAACGGTTAAGGTTGTGCCTGATATTGAACCTGTAAAAGATGCACCCACCGACCCAGACGGGCCAAGTGTGTATTGCACGGTATTTTGAACGGTCTGAAAAATAATTTCGGTTTTGTAGAAAACCATCATGTTTTCATTTGACCACTGGGCGCACATATCGTTCAGCAGATCGAATGCGTCTTGGGCATCATCTGCTGATGGCGATTCTCCAGCCGCCAATGCACCAATATCTTTAAGCGCCCTGCTAATAATGTCGTAAGGAGTCGTCATTTATTACACCTTTGGCACAAATTTCTGTGGTAACCAAGGGGCAACAACAACTCCATTCCCTTGCAGGGACGCTAGTTGTTCCTCTAATCGTGATTTTATAAGGTTTATTCCGTTTTGGGTAGTCTCATTTTCAATCCATGATGCCACATCAGCTTCGGTCACTTCGCTAAAGGGCTTCTTTAGGATTTTGTCGCTAAACCACCAATTGCCCTCAGTTTCCACTTTTTCGCCTGTGTCAGCTTCTGCGGTCACATGATATTTGGCGTGGGTGATTACGTCATCAGCAGCAGAAATTTCTAGGATTTTCCAAAGAAATGTTGTCATGGCATATCCGCTTTTGGCATTGCCGCTTTGATTTCGTCTACTGTTGAGGCTGCATCAATTGCTGTTTGCATGGTGGCGTACTTGTCACGCACTGCTTGCCTTGCCGCTTCTGCCGCTGTTGCTTCAGATGGAATGGTTGCCTTAATGTCCAAAGGTGCAAACTCAGCAGACCTTGCTTCTCTGCGCTTGTCGTGGGCAATGGTCTTGGCTTTGTCAATGTTTATGGTAATCATTCTGCATACTCCCAAGCATCTCTAAATGTTCGGTCTGTTGGAATGTCAGCCACATCCACAATCTTGTAAGGCTTGCCTTCAGGCACTCTCATTTGGGCAAGCACCTCCATTGTGTTTCCTTCTTGTGCAAGCCACTCTGGTGCTGGAACAATGATGGCAACACCGCCATCATCGTTTGGATAAATGATTCTTGAGTTCATGGTTTTTCCTTATCTGAAAATTGCAACATTAACTTGTTCTGCATCTTGCAGAGTATTTGATAAATTTCGTATGGCTATTCTTTGAGTTGTAGTTGTATTTCCTGACTGAGCCGCAATCCTTGCCCCGCTTCCAGCCGCTCCCTCGCCGCTACCATAAACAACCGAATAATTAACATCAGACATAGCAGTCGTGAAATTAACTGTGTATTCACCTGTTCCATTATCAGTAATACTGGTCACATTCCCACTTGCACGAATTGCAACAGTACCTGTGCCGTTGAAGTTCACCCAAGCACGACAGCCATAAGCAGTAGCAACAGAGCCGTAGCCTGAGTTGAATTGCAGATTGGCACTAGAGTCAAGACGCATAGATTCCACGCCACCCTCAGAGAAAGCAATGGTGTCAGCGGCAGGGAAGAAGATAC